TCAACTTCGATACGAGGCCAGGAGCATGACCATGGTTACGCTCGATATCTTCGTGTGTATAGTTGATCTTCGGATTCTTGTTAAAGGCAGACTTCGATGCGACGAAGAAACGACCAGTTTCAGGATGACGACCGAATACCACAGAAGGAGAACCATCATACTTCATGGTGATTCTTGTGTCGTTCTTCTTACCTGTCAGTCTGTCATGCACATCTTTCAGATTGTGATAAGCATGAGAAAAGCCTTCGTGACCAGCATTGATCACGTGATCTTCGGCATGCTCAAGATGCTTCAGCTTAGTTTCGTCAAGCTCTTCTGCGAGGAAATTTCTAAAACTTGTCATCGTACTGTTTTTACCGATCCATCAGGATTTACAAAGAAGGCTTCGAACGTAATATCAGGAAACTCTTTCTTCAACGAAAGAAATGCCTGAAGGTTGCTAGGAGCATCATCAAACAACCGAAGCTTTACGTAGTTCTTAGTATTTATATACTTTCGAAAGATGATCTTCTTGGCTTCAGCCGAAGAGTCGATCTTTAGGTTACCAGCTCGTTCGACATGGATATTATCGATAGGTAGACCATGATCTCTGAATGTCTGAAGGAAGATATCCTTGTTATCGAAATCAGCTCGGGCTGTACAGATAATCACTCGACTATGAGGATTCTTTTTAGAGTTAGCGAAGATCGCTTTTGTTTTAGCAACCATACGAGTGATTGGTTTCGATGACTTGCGGAATACCTCTGCGTTAGCAAACTCTCCGAAGTCGTAGGTTTCACCCTTCTTACGCTTGTAAGTGTTGAACTCTTGGTTGTCGAGCATTCGAACAACCTTGCCGTCTTTGACAACGGCAACCTTTGCATATGTATGGAACAGCGTCTCATCGATATCGAATATCGTGAGTGTACCTGAACCAACAAACTCTTTAAATCGTTTCTTTATCATAGTTACACTCTATATTGTTTTCGAAATAATGTACATGCTTATTTCGCTTTAAATGATATTTTTTTCAGGCCTGGCATACCGGCGTTTCCGTTGTACTCGAACTTGAAGTCGATGTCCTTAAACTCCTGAATGTTGTATTTTACCAGCTTCTGAGTCTTGTAGATATTGATGTAGAGCTGACTCACGTTGATCTGCTTTGTGGCTTCATTCAGAACGTTAGAATATGTCTTGTCTGCATTCATCATATCCACAAGGTGATATGCGAGAGGTGACAGGATCAGGCCGTTTCTCTTTGCCCTATTTCCGACGATCCGTTTTGTGATGTCCATAGAAGCAGCTCTTCCCATAACCTTGTAGAGAGGATCTAAAACTTTTAGGAGTTCGTCTGCAGTCTTATATTTTGATAAGAAGATTTCAATCGAGGCAAGTGTGATGTTGTTTCCCATCAGCTTGATCAGAGCATTCCAACCAGGAGTTTTTACCTCAGCGGATCCGCGGACGATGCCTTCTAACACAGAGCTGTTACGAATCGCGATGATAAGGTTCTTGGCTATCTTCTTCTTTGAATCTGTGTAATTGATTTTATCTAAAATGTCGGCGATAGCATCGATCGATGGAGGTGCGCCTTTACCAGCCTTGGCAGATATCGCAAGATTGGGTTTCTTTGGATATGTGGCATAGTAGTCGACTAGTCTGAGATTGCTCTGAGTAGGATACATGATCCCGTCTGCAGTCTTATCGTATACGTTTAAAAACCACCATGCGCCTGTGACTTCACCAAAATCTTTGGCAATAATATTGATATCTGAATCCGATATCTGATCGATGTATTCTGACCTGATTTTACCACTCATTGTTTCAGCAGAGTCCATGAGATCTTTCATAAACTCTTTGACGACAACTGAAACGCCGAGGCTGTTGATACCCTGTATCACCTTTTTCTTGAATTCTAACTTGCCAATTTTTTTACCAGTTGCCACGCCGATACGTTCAGGTGTCAATTCTTTTGTACGAAGCTCACCACGAGATGATACAGCATTGACGACATAGATCTTATCTCCGACTCTGGCTCCATCAACAGCTTCTTTGATGGTAAGTTCTTCTGTACGATATTTTCCTGAGATTACAAACGTGCTGTCTGTGAGCTCGCATTTAATAATATCATTTAGGAGTTTCTTATGATCTCCTGAATATGAGAATCGGAGATGCTTACCGCCACGAGATGACTTTACTATCTTGATGTTTTTCTTTGCCAACTCTGATTCATATTGGGAAATGATAGCAGATTGGGATTTTGCATCAGTAGAAAGCATTCGTTGCACCGTTCTAAGTTCTAAACTTATTTATCAAAAACAAAAAAAGGCCTTCCCTTGAGCTGTCGCATCAGAGGGGAAGGCCATCTAATCTTATTTATATTAGGCTGCGACTGCAAACCATTCTGGCACAGGACGCTTCGTCCATATCATCTTGAATCGAGCTTGTTTCGTCTGATAGAACTTACGATAAGATCCTACGATATCGTTATAGTCAATACACTCAGGATTGGCCTTCATTGCCAGAGGTTGAGGAGTCTTGTAACCGACTGGAATGTTACGAGGAGGATTCTTGAGAGCTTCTCGCAGAAGCGTATCAGTGCTATGAACCTTGCCATAGCGATACGTGTACTCGTTACACAAAGCTACAAAGTGGACGTAATGCCAGTTGTAGTTGTTATTACTTTGCGCAGTCCATATCGTACAAGGATGGTGCATATGCACTGCACGATAGAACGTGTCTTCGCGTTCGTCTGGTAGAGTCCACGCTTTCGACATCGTCTTACCAGACTTTGAAGGAATACGACACTGCTCACCATCAAGCATACGATGCACTGTTGAGAGCATTTGAGCACTCTCGACGATCATCTTCACGACATGCTTGTCACACTGCAGTTGCGCAGCAACTACAGGATCACTGTCGAGAATAAAGAGATTCATATTCCAGCTTTCTTTACGAGATCTTTATATCCACGCCACGATGGATGGATATTGTCAGGTTGAACATACGAAGTAGAGATGATACGATCTCCGTAACTAACAGCGATGCTTTTTACTATGGCGTTGACCTTAGGTTTGCAAAAGCCTTTGTTACAAGGAGGCATAATCCATACTACATTGCCTACCTTAACACGAGTTCTAATTTTTGTCAACTCTTTTTTCGTATCCACGCCGCTATGATCGTTTGTTCCGAGGCTGATTACGATTGTCTTGGCTTCAAGCGGAGTCTTACCCCACTTCTTGTTCCATTGCCAAGTATTCCAACCACCCTTCGAATATGATACACATTCTTTCGGAGCAAACATCTTCGTTCCAACGGCGATCGAGTCGCCCATAATCAAACATTCTAGCATTAGACTTGTATCCCTGTTACTTGTTTCAGATATTGAGTTGCAACTTGCTGACTGGTTTCAGTAGCGCCAACGATGACAGTGTCAGAGATTACGACGTTGTTATCAGGAGCTGACATCATCCATGGCATCATCGCAAATCCCTGAGGTCCCATACCAACTGTGCGGGGCTTCAACAGTTCGGTGACACCACCTTCTTGCTTGACGCGAGAGATGATTTCTTCTCCCGACATGAGCTTAATTGTATATACTTTATTCTGTTCCATTATCTTTTACCTTATGTACGTATTCAAATGCTTTTGAAGGTCCCCATTCCTGAAGGTATGGATGATCTTCGAAGAAGAGCGGTGGGATTTCCTCGTCGGAAACTTCTCGACATCCAACGATAGCTTCGTCGATATGTAGTTGGCCAAACTCGTCGGCCTCCTCCATCGTCACAGTGTCCTTGGCATGCTCAGGACTGTCGCATTCCACGACATACCGCATGCGAAACATGCTGACAGTTTCTACAAGATACTTAGGCACCTTCTTTGAGTCCCATTTCTACAAGCTCATCGGGAGTGGAGTACCACGCGAGAAGAAGCTCGAGAGCATCGATACGCTTTTGGATCTCGGCATCATCTGCTTCTTGATCGCCCCAGACAAAAACCCAGTCGCCGTTGCCGAGGTTGCCCTTTAGAGCTTCCCATGTATTACGCAGCTGACCGACCACAACGTGATCTACAGTTTCCCAATCGAGTTCTACAGTATATCCAGAAGACATTTTACTTTCCCTTTTCAACAATAATTGAACAACACTTACCACCAAATCCAAATGAATTGACAAGAACCTTCTTGACATCTGTCTCGATATTCTCTGTCACCACATCCATATCAGTGTCTTGACAACCAGCGGTATGAGGAATCACACCGTTCTGAATAGACAGTACACTATAAATCGTTTCAAGTACACCTGCCGCAGCGAAGGTATGACCGATCTTGCCTTTATTGGAATAGATCGGTGCATCTGTAAACTCGCGAACCACGTTATATTCGACAACATCTCCGCGTGGAGTGCTTGTGCCATGCGAGTTGACTGAGTCAACGCCTTCAAGATCCAACTGATCTAAACAATCCCATGCACCAGCACCGCTCGGTGCAGTCGGATCATGAGCATCTGAAGCATTAGCAACTCCAGTGACACGAGCATAGACTTTCGAGCCCATCGCTTCAGCTTTCTCTCGTGACTGTAGAATGATACAACCTGCGCCTTCGCCCATAATAAATCCATCGCGATTCTTATCGAACGGCATTGACTTCGTGCCAATCGCTTTAATTTGAGAGAAGAACAACAAATCAATATAGTTGACGCCTGCATCAGAACCGCCTACGATCACGTAGTCATACTCATCAAGCATTCGCATAGCATATTCGATGCTTACCAAACCAGTAGCGCAAGCAGAATACACCATGGTATTAATGCCAGTATATCCATACTTAATAGAGATTTGGCTACAAAGATAATCCATCGTGCAGCGAAGACTTTGCTTAGGCTTTTGTTTTCTGCCTTCTGCGTCCGCCTTTGTTTTTGAAGATTTTCCACCAGTCAAAGTCGAGAAAATGACTCCGACATTTGAAGAACGTGGCAGATTTGCCATATGCAAAGCTTGCTCGACTACATGCATACCATAATGTACAGTGCGAGGCATCACTTCCTCGTCAATATCGATGTCTGGATAAAAAGCAGTTTTTACTTTTAAGTCGTGGCCAATATGGACATGCGGTTCAATAGGTTTATGGAAATCTCGATCGTTAAGCATATTCTCCCAACAATCGATGGGATTATCGCCTAAGGCGTCGATCATTCCAAAGCCGACGATGCATGCTTCCTTCATTCTACAACTTTCTTATAACGATTGATGGTGCCATCGGCTTCTTCGACCATAATCTCATCCATACGAGGATTATGAGCTAGAATTCTTTGTTCATGATCTGCAATGATCTTACCGG